GTCTCGGCAATCACAGCGAACTTAGCGACAACTGTGATGTTTTGACTGAACATGATCTCGAGAATGAGTTGTGCTGAGCCCTCAAACTCAAGCGCCTGACGACGCATGAGCTGGTAGCAGATAGCACCATCCCCTCGATTACGCTCAGTTCTAACATCCTTGTCGACTTGCTCGTAGACACCGGCGTTGTAGGCTCCATCGGTCTGCGAATAGGTCGTAACCCCACCGATAGAATCAGCGGGGCTAGCATCCTCATAAGCAATACCGGCCGCAACAATGCGGGCGCCAACCTCAGACTCGAAAGTGCGTTGTACTGACCACACACTCCCATTATAAGTCATGAGATTAACCTTGTAATCACCGGTCGGGTCATCTCTAACTTTGTACGCCTCAATTCTGAGACCCGCGCAGTTAGAGAAAACCTGCTCCAAACCCATTTTCGATACGTGAGCGGTCAAGAACGAATCCGGAATCGGGACAGCCGGCGAGGCAAATGGGTTGGCAAGAGCCGCCAAATACCGCGCTTGAGCTGCGTGCCCAGTGTTGATAAACTCCAGACTGGTGGGGGTACTTACGGGTCCCCCGTTCCTAGCATTATTCTTCTTACTTGTGTTATTCATTTTAACACAAGAGCGACAGCCAACTAACAGCATCTAGCAGATCCAACCTAACTCGTTGTTCAAATTCGCCTACAATTGAAGGATTGAAATTAAAAGCTCTACAATAACTCAGGAGACTCTCCGTTGAGTAGTCGCCCGGAACAACGGACAACTTCTCGATATTCCCCTGCTTCATCCAGTAAGCTAATCCCCCCTGTAACTCACCCTCAAGTCTTTCCGTTCCCATCCGGCTAAGAGTCTCGTAGAAAACTCCGACTAAAGGGCAAGCAGCATACAGAGAGAGACCACACATGCCGACATCTCTCAAGTAGTTGTCATAATGTGCTACGCCTCTGGTTGAAATGGCTATCATATCCTTGAACACACTCACTGGTTTTCTTACCATCATCCACCCTATATCAAGATGGACTGGCTTCATCTGACAAAACTCAATGTGCTCAACTGAGTAGACTGGTGGTTCAGCTACCATGTTGAACCCGTAACAAACAAAGAACAAATCAAAACCATCCAGAAATCTGGGCAGTTCTTTCAAGTCCATTATTGCTACCGAGTCATCTCCATTGTTCACTAACTTGAAATTAAGTCCTAAAACTTCTTTCCAATGTAGCAAAACGCTGGTCATCAAAATCACATTCCCAACAGATGTGTTCATATCACCGGACATCCTTCCAGTTGCTTTATATTCAAAAT